GTCTAGGGAAGCTTTTGAGGAGGGAAGCCGGAGAGGACACGCTCTAGTCAACAAGTGGGAAAAGAGAATAATTACCAAAAAAGAATCTTGCCAAGAGTGTCTTTTTTATGAAAGTGCCGGCTGGCAGCCTATTGGAACACTCCCCCGACCGACTGAAAGATGCACTTGTCGGGCTAATTGCGGTTGTTACTTTATTTTTTCTAACTCTAGGACACGACCTACTCAGAATATGCTTTCGTTAAACTTTGGATGGACCCAATAAAAAACGCAGGGTATCAATCCTGCGTTGTTTCCTCAGCTATACACTTTCTATGGAGACAAATATTTTGTATTGAAATTTTATATTTATAGGTTGGGCTGGAGACGACACTATTAATATAGATCAACCAACCATAAACGTCAAGTCTTTAGATAGAATTATTTATATAAGTATTTTTTATTGACATGGAACTAAAACTAACCCGCGCTGAATTAGAGATATTGCTACAGACCCGTCATCCTACCGACGACGAGATGCAATTAATCAATCAATTCAAACCCTACGGACTCGATCCGTGGGAATCATCGGAACTGATGCGATTTGCTTTAATTGCTTCAAATAACTTAATTCACAGTTCTGGCCAGGTATGGGATAAAAATGTTTTAGAAACTATGGTAGCTAGTTACCCTGGATGCGCTTTGATGATCGATCATGAATGGAAAGATCAGACCAAAACTTTTGGGATGATCTATGATTCTTTTATTTATTCCTTGCCTCGTGTAAGCAAAGAAGGGATAGCACGAATCCTCGAAAAATCTCCTAATCCAAACGAAGATTATCGAATAATTCAAAAAGACGGCTATCATCAGGTCTTGGTTTTCGGTTTTGTAGAAGCGACTCACCCGATTATTTCAGAAATTTCCTATGGCAGAAAAGCCGATGTTTCAATGGGGGGAATTTTTTATGGCGAGTCGATTTGTCCTATCTGCGATATTCCTTACAGTGATCCTAAATGTCCTCACTACCCCCCGTATATGGCAGGGCTAGTAGATGAAGAAACCCTAACCCCTTACTATCGCCGTTCCGGAAAAATGGATTCTATCGAATGCAGTTTTGTTGCCAGTGGCAGTTGTCGCCAAGCAAGATTAATAGATTCCCGTCTCAATACTTTTGTTTTTACCTAAAACAGAAAGTTCTGTAGTACAATTATATCTAATAGTTAGTGATCAGCAATCAGTAATGAATACCCTAAAAGAAATCAAACGGGTTACTCCCGTAGTTATTAAAGATTCAGCAGAAGGAAGTGATACTCCTTCTCAAGAAGAAATCTACACCCTGACTCGAAAAGCCACTTTTCGAGGTGACTTAAAGCCTTCTGAAGGTGGTGTACCAGTCAAAAATTCCGACCCTGATCCCACTCCAGTCCCAGTCTTTGATCCCAAAATGATTCAAGAGATTGTACAAAACACCGTAGCAGAAACCGTAGCTTCGGTAAAACAAGCGATGGAATTGGAAAAACAATCTGCATTAGAATCCCAAAAGCAACAGTTTGAAACTACGAAAGCTACCCTAGAAGCTTCTCTCAATTCTGCCACGGAAGCTATCCAAGAATCCCACAAAAAAATCGCTCAACTAGAAACTAAAGTCACTGAATCGGAAAAGACGATTAATAACTTTGCTGACTTAGGAAAGCTTTACGGTTCTCAAACACCCGAAAAAATGCAGTTGCCTAACTTTAATAAAACCGTCGCTCATGATGCTGATAAAATTACAGGTGCGCTTGACGAAACCTTTGATTTGATTGAAGACATTCAGAAAAATTCTGGTGTAATCTATTCGGCTCCTGTAATGGGCGGTAATCAGACAGTAAACCTGTACGATAAAGTACGATTAGATCGCCATGTTAAAAATAACCGGCAACAGATTGTTGACTCTTTAGATGATTGGGGTCGCAAACAAGGCTGGTTCAGAGGGACTCGTTCGGCTCCTGTAATGGGCGGTCAAGTTTCAAAAAATGCCCCAACGACTGCGGCGGATTTGCCTCCGTTTTTTCTTGACACTTTGTCAGCAATTCTCCGTACAACTCAAATCCCTGGGTTTGCCTTTTGGCAGATTCCTAATTACGCATTAGACTTTACGGCTCGTAATGGAACTGTTATCCGAATTCCTCGATTAAATTACCTAACAAGTTCCCCGTCGGTAAGCGATTATCAACTATCAGGAAAGGGTGAGTATGCTGATCTGACTTCTGAATCAGATAATAATAGTGCGTCTAGCGTATCGGCAGAAATCTTTGAATATGGGCGCGGTAAAGTAGGTGCTTCTACTGCAATCCGACCTGTTTCTATCCCAACTTTCACTGAATATTTTAGTGCGATGGGAATGATTGATTGGATGCAGAATACGCTGTATTACGACTATGCAAGTTTTGATAATACCATGATCAAAACGATGCTTGATAGCACGTCACTGCATTTGTATAACAAAAAAGGCAGTCTCGTTACTTCCCCCACTGGGCTATCGGCAACAGGAGATGATGGAACTTTTACCAAAGGATTCTTGCGGCGATTATATCAATATGCCCACGATAACAAGTTCCAGATGTATCCCGACCAGACGTATTTGCTATTCTTAAATTCGACTCAAATTCTGCAATTAAAAGAGAGTTATAATGACGATTGGCAAGCAAATACGACTCGCGATCTTGACGCTTTACTAAATATTCTCAATCCATCCTATATTCCCCCTGGGGATACTGGAAGGGTTAGCTCGTATTTAGGGTTGGTAGAAAAATTCCATATTTTTGAAACTGGCAATAGTGTCGGTGTCGGAGCGGCTGGTCAACCCGGTGTTCAAAGTGAAACATTGGGCGGTTCTTTAGGTGCTAAAACTACCCGTACTGGTTATTTAATTGGAGCTGGTGCGTTAGGTGTTGGTGTAGGGATGCCGTTTCAAATCACTTTTGATAATGTCACTCAATTTGATCGTCGGATTCGCGCAACTTGGTTAGCGTGGCTCGGCTACAAAACTCTTGACGTTGATCCCGTAGGTACTGGGGAAGCCTCTCAGCAGTTACGAGTAGCTGAATTACGCACCCTAGATGTAGCGGTATAAACTTTATCTTTCTAACAATTATGGCAAGCAAAGAAACCCTCGAAGAAACTTTACCCACTGTGACAGGTGGAACTAAAAACCTTCCCCTGACAAATGGAACTAATGAAGTTACTTATAACAATCTGAAAGCGCTAGGTTATCCAGTCTGTAACCGGTGTAAAGGTCAACTCAGAACTGATCTCGATCATCGTCCATTTTGTCCAGTTAACGACACCAGTTGTCCTCTATTGAGCAAAATTTCCTAATGATTTTTAGCATCGATGACCTCTCTATTTTCGCACCATCAGTATCTTTACCAGAAGATGCCGTCACTGGTGCGATTTACTTTGTCCAGTCAATTATCGAAGGCGATAGAGGAGCAGATCGACCCTTAGAGATTACGCGCCACCGGGAAAAGCTAAGAGTTAATCTAAAATTCCAAAATTTTAGATTAACTTATGTCAGTATAAATACTCCACTTATCAGCAATCCTGCACCAATAATTAAAGCTAGACTAGGCAATATTACCGATGGATTTAATCGGGCTATCGCTCCCGATAGTTGGCAAATTTTAGGTTCTAACGACTACATAATCGATATAGACGGGCAAATTCACCTATCTACTGCGATTGGTAGATCGTGGGGGTATGGCGGCTATCGTGGCTACAGTCGGGAACCATATCCTGAGTTTTCTGAGGCTGATGTGGAGTATTCCAGTGGCATTGATTTCTCTCAAGATACCCGACAAACAAAAGAGATAAAAGCAGCTTTTGGCCGTATTTTAGATTGGGTATGTAATACTGGTTCTTTTAGAGGTGTTTCGTCAGTTGAATTGCCTTTTGAAGAGGCAAAAATCAATTATGGGACTGGTCAACTTGGTACAATTCCTGATGATTTGTTAATGATATTTAAAAAGTATCGCCCAACAAGATTATGAGAGCAATTTTTATCTGTCCGCTTCCGCCGACTCTTAATGAACAAATAAGATACGCTCGTGCAAATAAATTTAAAAGCGCAACTACTAAAAAAGAATGGGACTTTGATATACAAAAACTTATTATAGAACAAAAAATTCCACGTTTTCCTGACAAAGTATGGATGCTTTACGAATGGCGAATTAAAAACTTTGGACGTGACCCCGATAATGTTTGTGGCAGCGCAAAATATGTTAATGACGCACTGAAAAAGACAGGAGTTATTGTCGACGACAATTTAAAATATATCTATGGATACGATTCAATGTTTACAAAATGGAAACAAGACGAATTAAAGTTAACAATTAGTGATAAACCAATTCTAAAGAAAATTTTTATAGAAGATGATAACAGCAATGCCACATCTTAAATTAGACCCGTCTATTGTCTGTGTTTTAATTGTTTTCGCCTGCTTGATTCATTCTTTCTTTACTCCTGAAACTACTGACACCTACGGCAATGTTATCGTAGCAGTTGTTTCAGGATACCTCGGTTATTTAAAAGGTTCTGAAAGTTAACTACCTTGATCAAATCTTACATAAAGTTTAATCCTCCGTCCTAGTTTTGCGGCAATCCCTAACTGCTGGCTTGTCGGAGACTCAAACACATTTAACTGTCTGACAAGACCGATTCTGTTATTAATTGTTACTTGTAATTCCCCTGTAGCCTGAATTGGGAACGGGTAATCTTTAGGCTTTACCAATCTTCCCTCAAAATATTCACAATCGAGATAACTACCTTCTTGTACTTCTGCTACAGGCGGTTTTGCCTGTTGCAACCAACAGGCAATTACTAAAGACTCTGTAGAAGATGCTCGCATAATTGGATTACCAACGGCATCGGTAGTCATGGTAGAGCCTGTAGCCACAGAAAAGGATAGAGAGGCATTAGCCTTAATTGTGGGATTTTCTAGAAACTTTCCCGCAACTCCAATAGCAGTGTCAAACATTTGTATTAATATAAATTTTTCTAATCTTAGTGTATCAAAATTATCTTGACAATTCAAGTAAGAAGGCGTATAGTTGAGTTATGGTAAATTTGTAGAAACAAGATAAAATTATGTCAAAACAATTACTGATAGATTTAACATTTTTCATGTTAAATATTGCGATAGTAGTTCTATGGGTTTCTTGGCTTTTCTTAGAAAAAAGTTAACTTATAAAGCCAAATAGTTATCTAAAGGAGGTACATCATGGACAAATCCAAGCTTCATAAAACCTCGTTATCTCTTGGAGTAAAAATGGGAACCACATTAAGTTATGTAGTTTTTTGTAACTACTGTGGTTTTGAAATTCAAGAATGTCTAGACATTAAAAGCATTGAACTGCTAAAAAATGTTATACAGGAAATTGTCGAGGTTAATCCGATAAAAAAGTACACGCAAGCAAACTGGAAAAATTGGATAAAAACCAGTCAATTAATTATTCCAAATTTTAATGACGTATGGGAGGAATTAAAGAAAATTAGGCAAAACTATTTCAGAAAAACAATACAAGAAATGTGGCAAAAAAAGAACGACTTTGATTACAGTCAATACGAATATGATATATACGAAAAACGATGGGACGAGAAAGCGTGGGATGAATTTCAGAAATCATGGGAAGAAGATTACAGAGAAAGACAAAGAAAACTGGCTAGAGAACTAGCCTACACTAACGACCTGTGGGAAGTTTTAGTAAAGACAAAGCAAAAAATTACCTAGTTTTGATAATTTTGGGAAGGAGTTAGGCAATGGAAGATAGAATTAAAGCTAGACTTGCTTTTGTAGAAAAAACCAAAAAAGACTTAATAGAATTAAGAAGTCAAATTTGGGATAAAATGTCGAATGCTCAAAAAGAACAATATTATCAAGATGAAGCTAACAATGCTATCAGCCTTGAAAACATTATTTCTTTTGTACATGAATACTCTGATAGAATAAAAAAAGAAATTGATAATCCTAATTTTCAAGATTTATTTGACAGAAGATTAGAGGCGAAAATCACTTGTTTTGACAATTTTTGGGAGGAGTTAGACAGTGGAAGATAAATCACTAGAAGACTACATTTACGTTCCCATTGAACCAGAAATGGCAAGAAAGCTACTCAAACATCACGAAAAAGACTGGGAACCTTTTGACGAATTTAATGGCTTTTATCATTGTCTAAAACAAACGTTGGAAGACTTTGATAATAGA